CCTTCAGCTGCAGGAAGGCGCTGGCGTCCCCGGTCAGGCTGCCGAAGCCGTTCTCCCCGCCGAAGGAACTGGTCAGCGCCACCGCCACGATGGTGCCGTTCCCCTGATTGGGCGTAAACTCCCAGACAAACTTATATCCATTGGAGATGGCCATGCTTTCCGTCAGGTTCAGGCTCCCCCTGGCCAGGTTGGCCGTGGAATTCACGTCATTGGAGGCGTAGGCCACCGGCAGGTTGTCGGAACTCTCGTACAGCAGTTCCTCATCCTCCGCCAGCGCTTCGGAAAAAAGCAGGATGCCCCCGATCATGTTGGGACAGATGGGAAGAAGGTTCCCGTTCCAAAGCAAGGCATCATCATACTCCCCGGTGGCGGCGTAAAAGATCCCCATGGGATTTAAGCCCAGGATGTTGTTCACCGCCTCAGTGATCATGTTCTCCTCCGTGACGGTCTCCACCGCCCCGGTATTCTCATCTGTCAGTTCGATCGTCATAACGCCTTTCAAAACCATAATCTCAATCCTCCCGTTGCTTAAGTGAGTGTGACCGGTCGGCAGAATGCGCCGATCCCAGTCCTTCCCGTCATAGTATCCGCATAGCTTTTCTGTACCAGTTCCATCGTCCCCACATCGACTGCCACCGTAAAGCCCCTTGCCTGAAGACCGCTGTTAATGGAGAATAATGCCGCCGATTCCTCAATGTCGATCCTGCCGTCCCAGGCCGCCGCAGCTGCCATGGCCTGGCCGCTGATGGAAGCGATGCAGTCCCCGATCCCCACACTGCCGGAACCGCCCTCTATCCGCAGGTACACGTTGAAAGTATTGGTAATATTCGGCACGATATTTTCAATCGGGTAATACAAAGACAGGATGTGTTTCCCGCTGTGCCAGGTCTCCACCGGATGATGGAGCAGGATCTCCACGTTGTTCAGTTCAAAGGTCACATAGCAGACCGCCTTCCCGTCCTCCGTCCAGGTCACCGGCAGGCTCACATCCACGGAAATATCCGTGGTTTCTTCTCCGGCAGCGTCATCCTCAGCATCCCCAGCTTCCGCTTCCATCCCGGACGGGCCGTCCTCCGTTCCAGCATTTCCTGCCGCTCCGCTTCCGGACGAAGGGAACGGAATCACGATAGTGCCGCTGGCCTGGGCGGATTTCTCCACCGCCTGCGCCTCCACGTCCACCACCACCTGCCCGAAGAACTGGGCGTGGTTTTCCTCTTTGGAAGCGAACTCAATACTGATGATCCGAACATCCGTCTCGCCGATGGAATACTCAGAGGCATTTGTAAATGTGTGGATACCGATCTTCCCAGCTTCAATTTGGTTCAGCAGGCCGGAAATATTTTTATCGTTCTTGGACTTTGCCTGGG